AGCCCGAAGGTATCGTCCCTGCCACAAATCGCACTCTTTTATTACGATACAATGACAACTACTACTGAATCAGGCGGACGCAACAACAGATTTGCTACCGAAGCACAAGCACAAGTAATCGAGCAAGACTACTTTGAAAATGCTGAACGTGTAAACGGTCAACTAGCTATGCTAGGTTTCGTTGCTGCATTAGGTTCGTATGTATTCACTGGTAATATTATACCTGGCATTTTTTAATGGCAACAACAGTACAAATAACAAAACCAACTAATAACTGGCAGAGTTTTTGTGACTGGACTACAAGCACCGACAACCGACTCTACGTTGGTTGGTTCGGTGTATTGATGATCCCTGCACTACTAACAGCAACGACATGCTTTATCATAGCATTCATTGCGGCTCCTCCAGTTGACATAGACGGTATACGAGAACCCGTCGCAGGATCATTACTCTATGGAAACAACATCATCTCAGGAGCCATCGTCCCGAGCTCAAACGCAATCGGTCTTCACTTCTACCCAATCTGGGAAGCTGCAACCATCGACGAGTGGTTATATAACGGAGGACCATATCAACTTATTGTGTTCCACTTTCTCATCGGTATCTCAGCATACTTGGGACGCCAATGGGAACTTAGTTATAGACTAGGAATGAGACCTTGGATTTGTGTTGCATACTCAGCTCCAGTCTCAGCTGCCTTCGCAGTCTTCTTGGTTTATCCGTTCGGACAAGGATCTTTCTCTGACGGTATGCCTTTGGGGATCTCAGGGACGTTCAACTTTATGTTTGTATTCCAAGCGGAACATAATATCCTTATGCATCCTTTCCATATGTTGGGAGTTGCGGGGATGTTTGGTGGTGCTTTGTTCGCTGCTATGCATGGTTCCTTGGTCACGTCATCACTAATACGTGAGACAACTGAGAATGAATCTCAAAACTATGGATATAAATTCGGCCAAGAAGAGGAGACGTATAACATTGTCGCTGCTCACGGCTACTTTGGTAGGCTTATCTTTCAATACGCCAGCTTTAATAATAGTCGCAGCCTTCACTTTTTCCTTGCTGTTTTCCCCGTCATTTGCATATGGCTTACCTCTATGGGAGTCAGCACCATGGCTTTTAATCTCAACGGTTTCAACTTCAATCAATCAGTTGTTGATTCCAATGGCAGGGTGGTTCCGACATGGGCTGATGTGCTCAACAGGGCTAACCTAGGTATGGAAGTAATGCATGAAAGGAACGCTCATAATTTCCCACTTGACTTAGCGTAATGTCTACGTCCCACCCACATGAGGAGGTAAAAGTTTTTCATAGAATTGTACCTCCTTCATTATGTAAATTACTAATAGATACATATGACAAGGATGAAGATCTAGCTCAAGAAGAAGTCTATGGTAAAGGACATAATGTACAAGCTAATTATCTACTATTAAATAATCCTAAATACAAATCACTAGATGAAAAGGTATTTAAAATTGTAGATAAAGTTGTAAACAAACTAAGAGAACGAGATAAATTTATAACAATATCTGGTTCAGTTACATATCAACTTAGAAAAATATACGGAGCTACTAGATTACATGTGGATGGTCCATTATGTCCAACAACTAATCAGCTAAGAAATGTTAGTTTGATTATGGCATTGAACAGTAACTATGAGGGAGGGTTATTTCATTTCCCTAAACAAGACTTACATCTAAGACTTGAAGCTGGAGATGTAATTACATTCCCTGTATACTTTACACATCCTCATGAAGTAGCAGCTCCAATTAATGACACCTATAGATATACTATAAACACTTGGCTAACACAGTAGCCTAACACCACGTCCGTTCATCCTTTTATTAGGACGCATGAAACCACAGCATGGAACGGGGTTGTGGTACTGGAGAATTACTATGTCAGTAAGACTTAAGTATCGTGGTGTAACTTACACAAAAAACATTTAATTTATTTACATGAAAAAAATTGCACTAGCCCTAGCGGCAACTCTCGCTTCGACTCCTGCAATGGCTGGCGTCTATATCAACGCTGAGTCTAACGCATCTTATACAGGAAATAATTATACAGGTAGAAATACTGATCTTCATCTTGGTTATGAAGGTGAGGTAGGTGCTCTTGGATATTACATTCAAGGTGGTCCTGCATTCGGTTCTCCTGATGGAGCCGATGGTGATACAGATTTCTCAGGCAAAGGCGGAGTATCCGTTGCTGCTTCAGAGAAGCTTGACATCTACGGTGAAGTATCTTTCCTAACAGATTCTGTTAATGATACAGCTTATGGTACAAAGATAGGCGCTAAATTCAAATTCTAGATTCTAATTATGGCACATCAATCCTCGCAAATGAGAGCAGGTCCATCTGCTTACTCTCTCATTGAAGAACCAGCAGATGCATATGCTAATCACGATAAACCTGAAGAGCATGTAGATACCAGTCCTAGCGATCAACAACCACCTGGAGTTGATGATGACATTGATTACAATTCTTTGGAAGAAGCTCTCACGAGTTAATGAATTATGGATAGGGGTTTACTTACTCCTATCCTTTTTTATAATGATAGAAACCTTACATGTCAATTATCATAGACAAGGTAAGGCTTGGTTAGAGGCACCTCAGTGTCGGACCTCTGACTAATTGGCTTTAGCCCTGTACGCAGGATACCTTTAGCCGTCTAGACGGTGGGAAAGACCACGAAAAATTGATCAAAAAATTTTCAGCTGAAGAAAGTAAATATAAATTTATCCATAGGAAATGGCACATCAAAGTTCCAGCTCTACTACCAGTCTTACCTGGGGTGGTGCTGATAACGGTGCAGCTACTACAACTGCTGCACGTAGAGAATTATATCTCAAGCTGTTTTCTGGAGAGCTGTTCAAAGGGTTCCAACGCAACACAATTGCTCGTGATCTAATCACAAAGAGAACACTTAAGAACGGAAAGTCATTGCAGTTCATCTACACAGGTAGAACGAATGCTGAATTCCATACTCCAGGAAATAGTATATTAGGTAATGGTGACGGTGCTCCTCCAGTAGCAGAAAAGACAATCACTTGTGATGATCTACTCATCTCTAGTGCATTCGTCTATGAGCTCGATGAGACACTTGCGCATTACGATCTGCGTGGCGAAATAAGTCGTAAAATCGGCTATGCTTTAGCAGAAAATTATGATAGGAGAATCTTCAGAGCAGTAAGTAAAGCTGCACGTAAAGCTTCACCAATCACAAAGACAAACTACGTCGAGCCAGGCGGAACACAGATCCAAGTTGGAGCTGGTTCTAATGCTGACGATGCTCTTAATCCTGATCACCTAGTGACTGCATTCTATGATGCAGCTGCAGCTTTAGATGAGAAGGGAGTATCTACTGAGGGTCGAGTAGCCGTTATAAACCCAAGGCAGTACTATGCTTTAATCAAAGGTTTAGACGGATCAGGTATCGGTGCATACCTAGTAAACAGAGACGAGCAAGGAGATGCCCTACAATCAGGTAAGGGTGTTTATGAGATTGCTGGTATCAAGATTTACAAATCAATGAACATCCCATTCTTCAGCAAGTTTGGTACAAAGTATGCTCCTTCTTCAGGTGCATCTGCTGCTACTGACCTTGATACTATCGATCCAGGTAATACTGGTGACTTCGTGTCTGAGTCAATGGGTGATCAACACGCCAACTCAACTCCTTCTGGTCAGCGTACCGTTAATGACTACGGACAAGAAGCTAAGTTCGCTAATAGCTGTGGACTTATATTCCAGAAAGAAGCTGTAGGTTGTGTTGAAGCAATCGGACCTCAAGTTCAAGTAACTTCTGGGGATGTATCAGTCATCTACCAAGGTGATGTAATCCTCGGACGTCTCGCTATGGGTGCCGACTATCTTAATCCAGCTGCTGCTGTAGAACTGTTCGCAGGAACAACTACTAAGCCAACTGCATTCGGGTAATAGTTTTTAATTAACCAACATATGGGGAGTCTTCGGGCTCCCTCTTTTTTTATTTATGGCAACCACGACAACAGATAACGAGACCGAACTCTCCGCAGTAAATTCTATCCTGGGAGCCATCGGTCAATCACCAGTCACTTCGATAGTACAAGATAATCCAGAGATAGGATTTATATATAATCTATTAAGAGATGCTAATGTTGATGTACAGGCAGAAGGCTGGCACTTCAATACAGAAAAGCATGTATCTTATACTCCAGATACTAATGGTAAGATAGCTATTGGTGCTGATATTTTAAAGATGGATGTGACTGATGGTTGGAAGAAAAGAGAATTTGATGTAGTAAAAAGAGGAGGATATTTATATGATAAGTATGACCATACAGACGACTGGTCAGATACCGATGAGATGTTATTAGATATAGTTAGGTTATTTTCTTTTGAAGATATACCTTTAGTATTCAGAAGATATATAGTTTACAGAGCAGCACGAGTAGCAGCCAGCCAGCTAGTAGTAAATGCTCAATTAGTACAACTTATAACTCAGCAAGAACAACTTGCTAGAGCTGCATGTATGGAGTATGAATGTAATCAAGGTAATCATACTATGTTTGGTTTACCAGAAGATTCAGTCTATACATCTTATGAACCTTGGAAAAATCTTAGACGCTAATGGCAGGAATTACTCAAACAATACCTAACTATACTGGTGGTATATCTGAACAGCCTGATCAGTTAAAAGTACCTGGTCAAGTTAAGTCTGTTCAGAATGCTATACCAGATCTAGTATATGGTTTATATAAAAGACCTGGTTCTAAACGTATAGGTAGTGATAAACTTACTAATGTACAAGTAGGTGGGTCTTGGTTTCATTACTATAGAGATGAAACAGAGGGCTCTTATATAGGACAAGTAGCAGATGATGGTAAGGTTAGGATATGGAGTTGTAATGATGGTACTGAGAAAGCTGTTCATTATGATACAGCTGGACAGACTTACAATTCTAGTGATCCAGATCATACATCAATTACATCCTACTTAACCCCTAATCCTACTACAGATACAGAAGACATACAAGCATTAACTATTAATGATACTACCTTCTTAAATAATAGAGCTAAAACAGTAGCTACTACAGGTACAACAGATGAGAGACCACATAAGAACTTTGCTTATATAGAATTAGCTAGAACAGAGAATGGTAGACAGTATGGATTAAATGTATATGATGATACTACAACACAGACTATCAATACAGCTACTAGGATCAAGATTAAAAGTGATACTTTAGATGAAGGTAATGGTAGTGGTACATGTCCTGGGATAGGTACACAAGTATTTGCTATTAGTAAACCTGTTTTAACACTGACTATAACAAATGGTGGTAGTGGTTATACTAATAATAACGAGGTATTTTTTGTTGGAGGAGGAGGTAGTGGTGCAAAAGGATCAGTCTCTATAAACAGTGGTTCTATAGGAACAGCAACAATTGTTCATTGTGGTTCAGGTTATACATCAGCTCCTACTGTAATCATAGGTCATGCTTGGGAAACAGGTAAAGCTATTCAATATCTTAACCAGCACTATTATGATGGAAGAATCTATACATCTCAAAGTCCAAACAATACTTTATGTGGATCTACACCACCAACACATACTTCAGGAACAGTAAGCGATGGTAATATAGACTGGACGTATGCTGGTGTTCAAGCAACAGCTACATGTACTGTAGGTACTGGAGAGAATCTTACATTTAGAATGAGTGCTTTAGGACAGCAAGGGGTCAGAGATGGTGCTGGTAGTTCAGTAACTGGAAGTGACTATCGTTGTTCTTATAACCGTGAGTTAACTTTATTACATGGTGGAGAAGGTTGGGTTACAGATGATGAGATAACTGTTGAGATGGATCAAGCTGCTACAGCATATACCTATACTATTCAAGTTACACATCATGAATCACCAGCAGTAACTGCTAATTTGAAAGCTGTTAGACCAGTTCCAACACCATTTGATTCAGATACTTGTGTAACAGTAGAGTCTATCTTAGGCGGTATTGCTTCAGAAATATCTGGAGTAACTGTAAATGGTAATCCTATTCTAAGTAAAATAGTAGGTAATGGTATTTATATTTATACAACAAATGATGCAGATGATTTCAATGTAGAGGTTGTTGATCAGGATCTCATGCGTGTTGTACAACAACAGATTAATGATGTACAAAATCTACCAATCCAATGCGTACATGGTATGATCGTAAAGATTTCTAATACTAGAATGTCTGATGAAGATGACTATTATGTGAAATTTAATGGAGAGAATGATAAAGATGGTGCTGGATCATGGGTAGAATGTGCAGCACCTGGTATAGTTAAAAGCTTTGATGCTACTACTATGCCTCATATACTACAGAGACAAGCTAGTGGTAACTTCTTACTTAAAAAATATTCATGGAAAGATAGAGAGATAGGTGATGATATTACTAACCCTAAACCATCTTTTATAGGTAAAACTATTAATAAAGTATTGTTCTTTAGAAATAGATTAGCCTTCCTATCAGGTGAAAGTGTTGTTACATCTAGACCTGGATCAATAGCTGAACCTAACTTCTGGTCTAATACAGCATTAACAGTTAGTGCTTCAGATCCTATTGATATATCATGTTCTTCTAATTATCCTTCTGATTTATTTGATGCAATAGAAATTACATCTGGTTTATTATGTTTCAGTTCTAATGCTCAGTTCTTATTAGCATCTGATGATACTATATTAAATCCAGATACAGCTAAGTTAAGAGCAGTAGCATGGTATAACTATGACACTGTTACACCTCCTATCTCATTAGGTCAAACTGTAGGTTTTATAGATAATTCTAATAAGTATAGTAGGTTTATGGAGATAGCTAATATAGCTAGAGAAGGTGAACCAATGGTACAAGATACAAGTAAAGTTGTACCTAGTTTATTACCTAAAAACTTAGACTTATTCACTAATTCAAAGGAGAATAATTTAGTATTCTTTGGTAAAACAGATAGTAATACAGTAATAGGTTATAGATATGTAAGAACAGGTGAAAAACAAATACAAACATCCTGGTTTAAATGGAAATTTAACAACCCACTTAAATATCATTTCTGTATTAATGATCAATATTTCTTTTTAGATACTGATAATTTCTTACAACAAGTTAACTTAGTACAAGAAGATGCAGATCCAGCAATAACTCAAGATGATACTAATTATAAAATACACTTAGATAATTATACTAATGTATCTAGTGGTGTTTTTGATCCTATTACAAATATAACTACATTTACTAATCAATCTGATTGGATAGATGAAGTAACTTCAACAGATAATAAATTAGTATTAGTCGATGTAGATTCTAACACAGCAAGGGTAGGTAGATATGCAGAATGTACTATCATTAATAGTGATGATTTCACTGTTCCTGGTGATTGGTCTAGTGCTACATTAAAGATAGGATATCTCTATGATTATCAAGTAGACTTCCCTAGATTTTATTTACAGAAATCAGAAGGTGATACAGTTATGTCAGATGTAAATTCTAAACTAACTGTACATAGAATGAAACTAAACTTTGGTAAGATAGGTTTATATAGAACTACACTTACTAGAGTAGGTAAGGCTGATTATACTGAAGTATATGAATCCACTGATCTAGATGAATATGATGCATCAGATGCTCCATATTTAGCTGAAAAAATTAAAGACGTTCCAATATATGAACGTAATTCAAATGTAGATGTTACGTTAAAATCTACTCATCCAGCACCTGCTACTCTGAGATCAATGTCTTGGGAAGGTGACTGGTCGCCCATGCACTATAGACGTATGTAATGTCAGATTTTATTCACCCAATAACATTGGAGGCTGCTGCCGAGGTAGCCTTCAATCTACGCCCAGATGACCGTAGAGAGGTCGAAGAAGGTCATGGGGTAGATCCATTAGTAGAGCTTGTCAAAGCAGCCCAGAAAGGCTCCTCCGTGTATTTCACGGTGCCTAACGGCAAGACTGCTGGTATGGCTGGAGTCGAAGAAGGTGGTTTAATATGGATGCTCACAACACCCGCTATAGAAGAGTACCCACACACCTTTGCTAGAGAAGCTAAACGTTTTGTAGAACGTAGAGAAGAACCACTACTATGGAATATAGTTGATGAACGTAATACAGTTCATTTAAAACTACTGAGATTTTTGGGCTTTAAATTTTTACGAAAAAAATTACATGGTCCTCACAATTTGTCCTTTATAGAATTTTGCCGTGTGCGCTCCTGATCCTAATGCTGGCATAAGAATGCAAGCAAAGATAGAGAAGTTTAAGAAAGATAGTAAGTATCATTCAGACTCTCTAAAATACTGGAATAGAGAAGCTGGTGTTAAACGTCGTAGTCAGAGTTTAACTAGAGCGTTAAGTCGTACCAAGAGTGATGCTCATTCTAAAGCCTTATGGACTTTAGGTAAGGGTAGACTTGCTCAAGAAGGTATTTATAAACAGAAAGCTAAGATATCTAGATACTCAGATAAGACTGGAGTAGCTAGATCTAATAGATATAATGTTGCTAAATACAAAGCTATCTTAGATAAACAGAAACAAATAGAAAGTACAATCAATAATACCTTTGGTCGAAATATGGATATAGCTAATCAGATGATATCACGAAATCATCAGATGCATGTAGCTAAGAATAGAGCTTCATTAGGAGCTAGACCTGAATATGGTGCTCCAGTTATGATGCCTCCTAGAGATACACAAGGACAATTCTTTAATAGTCTTTCAATGGGTCTTGGTATAGCATCAGGTGTAATGGGATTATCTGATATAAGAGCTAAAGAAAACATAGAAGAAGTAGGTAAATCACCACAAGGATATAAAATATTTGAATGGAATTATAAATCAATACCTAACAAACGTTATCGTGGTGTTATAGCTCAAGACGTTGTTAAGATTAATCCTATGGCTGTAGATATAAGAGATAACTATTTAGTTGTAGATTATTCTAAAGTTGATGTAGACATGGAGGTTGTCGCATGAGTGATTCAAACCTAGCATTAATGTATAAGCTCGATACTCTGCCTACTGCAGGTATGAAAGAGAATTATATAGATGAAGAAGCCATTGGCGAAAAAGTTAAATCAGTTAATGCTAATATAGATGAAACACAAAAGGGATTGGATGCTCATTTCAATTCCCTTATTAGAACATACAACCACCTACATAAGAGAGACGAGAATAGACCTAAAGAGTTCCTTGCAATGCTTAAGCAAGGTAAACAAACTAAACAAGATCTTAAAGAATTTCAAGATTACTGGGGTCAATACTATGAGTATGCTAATAGATTAGTTGCTCAGAAAGAGACTATTGGTAATGTTAAGTGGGCTCATTATCCTGGTAAAGGTAACTTTGATAAAGATGTAGCAAAAGAAATAGAAATACAACCTCAACTTAAAGCTTCCAGAGCTGAAGCAAATGACTTTGCTGGTCAACTTCAAGCTATGGGAGCTAATGAGGATGCTAATAATCTAATTCGTGGTCCTGGTGGAACCCATGAGAATGAAGTAGAACTCATAGATAATATGAAACATCTACTGATTGATCATGAGAATTCTTATAGACCACTAGCTGAAGCAGGAATGAAAGTTCCTATGCGTGGACAGTACACAGCTGATGGTCTTCAGATTTATAAGACTTATAATGAAGCTGTAGGTGCTGAAGAGAGAAGATTTATTAGTGATACTATAGATGCATGGTATGCCTATAAGCATAAAGATATAGCTGGTGGTAGAGCAGGTCTTTGGAAACGTAACTTTATCAATGAACTAATTGATAGAGATGAAGCTAGAGTTAAGAAAGAACTAGAAACAGAAGGTGAAGTATATAAACAACTTCAACTTGAAGGTCGTTCAAAAGAACTAGAAACTAGAATCAATCAAGATCCTGGATTCCTAATAGATTATATTAATATCTATAAAGGAGCACATGATGGTAGGTATGACCTAGCTAGAGTAGAAGCATTTGATATGCTGATCACTGGCGTTCAACAAGGTATACTTGATAGAGCAGATATACAACCTGTTCTAGATCATCAATTCTTAGCACATGATAGTACTCCAGAAAACCCACACTGGGTTACTGCTAGAAATTATTGGAGAAAAGATTCAGGTAGATTACTAAAAGCTTTAAGAGAGCAAGAGAAGGAAACTTCAGATGCAGCTAAAGAAGCTAGAGAGACTGAGATGAATGCTCAAGCTTTAGCAATACTTAAAGCTATTGATAGCGAAGATGCCCCTGTAACTTATAAATCCGTAACAGATATTCAATTAGATTTCATGGAGAAGTGGGGTATAAGAAACCCTGAAGAGTTACCTGATATCATGAAGAACTTACCATATGATGGTATGTATGATGATCAGGAAATAGATGCTCAACTTGCTTATAATCATTATACACTAAATCAACGTATTGAACCTTCAGATCTTAGAGGTATTATCGATCCAGACATTAAAAAGAAATGGATGGATATTGCTAGGTCACAAGAAGGCTTAACCAAGGATGCTATAACTAGAAGGAATAGTGCTATCTCAGCAGAAGTAACAGCTAGAACTATGGAGTCTGATGTTAATCAAGCTAAGACACCTAAGTGGCAATCTAATTATGAGCAAGCTGTTAGAGAATATGATGCTGTATATAACGGTATTATATCAGAGGGAGGTAATGATCTCCAAGCTCATAAAGAAGCTATAGCTGCTGTTAAAGATGGTCTATGGAAAGAAACATCTCCTGGTGTATATCAATGGGATACTAGAGGAGAGTCTTCATATAATGTAGAACCTGCTAGAGAAGTTAATGGTATAGTTAAACAAATAGGTAAAGATAGAAGTCTTATTAATAGTACATCTCCATGGAAAGGTGAAGAACCTCATCTTATAGATGCTCTTAATTATTTAGAGAAGAGTCGTCAAGGTAGAGAAGTTAATCAACCATTCTATTATAGACAGATTGCTAGAAAAATAGGTATGAATCCTGAGAGACTTATACTAAATAGATTAGAATCTACAGGAGCTATTAAACCTAGTAATCGTAAACTACCAGAAGAAGAGAACCTATCACCTAAACATCAGAGACTCTTACTAAAACCTTCTGCTGCTAAAACTTATAGAGTTACACAGGAGAATGAAGATATAATTTGGATGCTAGATACTATTGCATCTCCTCTAGCTGAAGCTAATGGTGGCTACGATGCTATCCGTAATGCTAATGGAGACTATCAAAGTATAGAAGCATTAACAGGTAAGAAGTTATCTGAAGTTACCTTTGGAGATATAGCTGTCTTATTAGATGAAGGTTATACAAATCTAGGTCGTTATGATTTAACACCTCAAGGTTTCATTGAAGTAGTACTTTCTAATCAACTGACATCAGATACATTATTTGATGAAGATGGTCAGAATAAACTACTAATAGCTAGACTAAGAATGAAAGCAAATGCTGCTAATAATTATCAAACATTAGAAACTAGGTATCGCAGGTTAGTCAATATACCACAACAAGACCATGATGAATTCTTAGAAATGGTTGGAGATCTACCCACTTGGCTTAGACTAGATACATTACTTCCAGAAGTAGCTAAGGAGCTTGTGAGAAGTACAACACAAACAGAGTAAACACATGCCAGAAGATCCTAATCTTCTATTTAGTAATGAAGAGATAGATGCTGCAGTTCAGACTACAGATGCTTTTCTAAATAAATTAGAAGAAAATAAAGAAGCTAGGGACACTCTTCAACAAGAACAAATTGCTGAAGAAACACAAGCTAAGGCTGAAGTAAGTGATCCCAGAGATGCAGAAAAATGGGGATTAAAAGCATACGCAAAAGAAGCTCAATCAATCTTATCAGGCGGTCTACAAGATACCGCCTCTTCTATAACTACCTTTCCAGAACGTACAATTGATGCGGTCTCTGGAGAGATGGCTAGAGAAAGAAAGACAGATGAAGGTTATAGACCAGATTGGGATCCTTTTGTAGATGAAGAAAATCCTATAGTAACTAAAACATGGTGGGGTAAATTAGCTAGAGGAACTGTACATTTCGGTTCAATGGCAGCTGCTATATATGGTGTTGCTCAAACAGCTCCAGTAACATTACCAGCTTGGCTGATAGGTGCTACATCATTAAGCTTAAAACGAGCTGCTGTAGTTGGTGCAGCTACCGATTTAATATCTAAAGAATCAGATGGACATAATGCATTAGGAGCTTTACGGAATTCATTTGGATTTATAGATACACCATTAACAACTAGAGATACTGACCATCCAGTAATGATGAAGCTGAAGAACATACTTGAAGGTATGGGAATTGGTGTAGTATTTGACAGTGTATTATTAGCTGTACGTGGAAATGCTCCACGAGTAGCAGAGCAGATTAAATTCAGAAATGATAATATAAAGAATAATGATCTAGCTCTAGCTCTAAAAAAGTTAGATGCTAAACAAAAGATTTATGCAGCTGAAGCAGAAGACATAAGATTAAATAATGCTGTTGAACCTGATGTTATGAATCAGGGTATAACTGACCCATGGCAAGGAGCTTATACATCAGAACAACCTGTTTATGAAGCTTTACAAACACTAAGACGTACAAGAACATGGGAAGGTGCTGAAGGTTCTGTTGGTCGTGTAGGTACTCCAGTTCAATTAGAACGTATCGCTAGAGAAGGTGATATGAGTGAAGATACTGCTGAAAGTATCTTAAGAAATCTAATTGGCGATCAAAGATATCAACAAGAATTAGCTGCTGTTAGAGGTAATAGACAAGCTTTAATAGAAGTATGGGGTGATTCTTTAGAAGCATATCAAAGAATAACATTAGGAAGAAATCCAGCTGATTTAACTCCTGATGAATTCTTAGCTGAACTATATCAATCTAAAGCAACCTATGATATTACTAATGCAAAGGGAGAAGTAATTGATACAATAGAAACATTTACTGCTAAAAATGTTGTTACAGCTGATCTAATAGTAGGATCACTCTTACATCAAATTAGAGATTATGGTATAGCAGGTAGAGAACTAGCAGACATAGCAGATCTAAGAGACATTGATGGACCAGCAGCAAGGATTGTTGATAACATAATGGCACTCTTAAGAGAAACTAAGAAAGCTAGGATCATGAAGTCTGCTGACTTTAGAAACTTAGGTGCTGGTAAACAGAGACCTGCATTAGAAAAGATCCTTACACAAGAGATGGAGGATACTAAAGATGCTATTATATCTATATTAAAGATAGCTAAAGAAGATGAAAGTCCAGAGATAATGAATGCTTTGTTTGAACTATTCTCCTCAATGAGAACAGTTAATAACATAGATGACTTTGATAATTGGGCTAAGAAGATGATTAAAGGTGGTTCTATGGACCCAAGACAACCTAATAGAACAGGTGTCTTAATCCAAGAACTAGGTAAGATGTATGTTCATAGTATTCTTAGTGGTGTTAAAACCTCTATGAGAGCTATTATGGGTACAAGTACTGCTACCTTTATGCGTCCAGCATCTCAAGTTGTAGGTGCTACTATGACTGGAGATAGAGCAACACAAAGAGCTAGTCTATCTGCTATGAATGCTATGATTCAAGCTATACCAGAAAGCTTTGAATTATTTAGAACTAGATTAAACTCCTATTGGAGTGGTGATATGTCTAGTGTTAAGACTAGATTCTATGACTATGCACAAGATGATGCTAACTGGGAATTACTAAGAAGATATTACGAAGATAGTGGTAGAGCAAGTCTCGGTGATAGAGCCCTTTTTGCTATGGCAAATATGGCTAGACAGGCGAATAATAGTAATTTACTTACTTATTCAACTAAGCTGATGGCTGCTACTGATGATAGTTTTGCTTATATTTTAGGTAGAGCTAGGATGAGAGAGAAGGCTATGCGTAGGATAATGGACTTAGAGACCAAGGGTTACGACATACCTGAGATTACACCAGAATTCATGAGGGCTTATGAGAATGATTTTCATAGCCAAGTATGGGATGCTCAAGGTAATCTAACAGATGAAGCAACCAAATGGGCTCGTAAAGAAGTTACTCTAACTGCTGACTTAAAAGGATTTGCTAAAAAGCTAGAAGATGCTTTTGCTGCTACACCTTGGAGTAAACCTTTCTTCTTATTTGCAAGAACAGGTGTAAATGGTTTAACTTTAACAGCTAAACACACACCTGGATTTAACTTCCTGGTTAAGGAATTCAATGATATCGCTCGTGCTACTCCTGATAACTTAGCAGCTGTAGCTGAATATGGTATTAAAACATCGGAAGATCTAGCTAATGCTAAGGCATTACAAAATGGTCGTTTAGCTATAGGATCTGCTGTAACCTTTATGGCTGGTCAAGCATTCCTAAATGGTAACTTAACAGGTAACGGTCCAGTTGATAGACAGAAAAGACAAGCATGGATAGATGCAGGATATAGACCAAGACAAATAAAGCTTGGTGGAGTATGGGTAGGATATGATTCAGTAGAACCATTTAACCTTATATTCTCTACAATAGGAGATATAGGTGATTATAGTTTATTAATGGGTGATGAATGGACTGAACAACAGTTCCAGAAAGTAGCCCTTGTTATAGCACAGTCTGTATCGAGTAAGTCTTACTTTGCTGGTATTCAACAAATGGTTGATATGGTAGCAGGTAGACCTGGACAACAGAATAGAATACTTGGTGGTATATTAAATAACCAAGTACCTCTAGCTGGCTTACGGAATGATCTAGGTAAACTATTTAATCCTTATATGAAGGAAATCAACTCTGGTGTAGTTCAATCCGTTAGAAATAGAAACTTAATATCAGAATATCTAACAGGTGAACCATTACCTACTAAGTATGACTTACTGAATGGTAGACCTATTAGAGACTATGACTTCAATACTAGAGCTTATAATACTTTTAGTCCTATATCATTAAACTTAGATTACAGTCCTGGTAGGAAATTAATATTCGATAGTGGTTATGATTTACGAATGTCTACCTTTATGTCACCCGATGGCGTAGACCTAAGTGAACATCCAAGACTACGTTCTATGTTCCAAAAAGCTATCGGTGATCAAAAGATAGAAGCTAAACTAAATAAATTAGCTGAGAATCCTAAGATTCTAGAATCATTAGATACTATGGAAGCTGATCGTAATGCTGGAAATAGAGGTAAGTATGATGCTATGGATTATTACCATAACATGCAAATAGATCGTATCTTCCAACTAGCAAGACGTACTGCATGGGCTCAGATAATGAATGACCCACGTATTCAGCAACTTAAGAAAGAAGCTTTACTTAGAAAACAAGCTAAGTATAGGAAAAAAGAACAAACTCGTGACATCCTCTCAATTTATAGATAAACAATGGCATTAACATTCGTAGACCTGACTGGGGATGGGAACAATAATAAGAATTTTTCCTTCCCTTCATACCAAGTATCCGATGTAAAAGTTGAAGTAGATAATGTTGTTAAAACTGTTAGCACACATTATAACATAACTAATTATACTACAACTGGTGGAGGTACTGTAGTATTTACATCTGGAAATATACCAACATCTGGACAATCTATCCGCATTTATCGTGATACAGACGTAGCTACTGCTGGAGGTGAGTATGATCCTAAAGCTACCTTTGCTGCAGGTTCCTCAGTTAAAGCAGGTGATTTAAACAATAATACAAAGCAAGCATTATATGCTATTGCTGAAGAGAAAGATCAAACAATAACAACACAAGATATAAAAGATGGTGCTGTAACAAGTGCTAAAATATTTGATGGTACAATTGTCGATGCTGATATAGCAAACACAACCATTACAGGTGGTAAGCTTGTAAATGATACAATTACATCTACTCAGATTGCAGCTGATGCAGTTGGTGCTAGTGAATTAGCTGATAACTCAGTTGCTTCAGCTAATATAATAGATGGAACAATTGTTAATGCTGATATAAATGCTAGTGCAGCAATTACATATTCAAAATTAGAAGATGTAAATAGTGCTAAGATCTTAGTTGGTAATGGATCTAATAAAGCAGCTCCAGTCGATATGTCTGGTGATGTCACTATTACTAATGCTGGTGTTACAACTATTGGTACTGATGCTGTACAGATTGGAAATATATCAGATACAGAAACAACACTAACTGCTAACAGTGATGCAAAGATTCCTACATCTAAAGCTGTAGCAGATCACGTTGTTGATGTTGTTAACTCAGTTGGTGGTTTCGTTATCGTTCCTGATAAAGATAACTTCCCTGCTTCTCATCCTGATCCTAATAATGATGCTGGTACTGTACTAAGTATCACTAATCCAAATGGACTAACTGTTTCAAGTAACACAAGTTCAAATGGTACTAGAACAGGTGGAAGTAGCACTGTAACAATTAATAATATACCAACAAATGCTGGTTCAACACTGACAGCTAACTATACAATGTTAGTTCAGACAACCAGTACAGAACATACATATGACTTCTATAAATTCTTAGCTAAAGACGGTGATGTCTTAAGTCTAAGTAATGATATAAATGACTTTGCTGCAAGATATAGGGTAGCAGCTTCTGCACCTGTAACTGGTTTATGTGATGCTACTGGTGCTAATACTGGTGCATATCCTTGTGATGGGGACATGTATTGGAATACAGGAACTAATAAGATGTACGTCTTTGGTGGTCCTGCGGCTAGTACAAGTACTTCAGATTTACAAGCAGCTTGGGCAGAGGTTACATCAACTGGTGAATTTAAAGAATTAACTGTTGTTAATAATGGTGCAACATCTGGACCTCCTACCTTTGGATCAGCAACTCAATTTGATTTAAGAGATGCAGGTAATGCTGCTAGTGTAATTAATAAAAATCAATTAATAGTTGTCTTAAACGGTGTTGTTCAAAAGAGTAACGCTGGTACTTATAGTACAAGTGAAGAAGGTTTCTATTTAGATGGTGTTGACGGTATTAGATTCTGTACTGCTCCTCCAGCTAACTCAACTGTATTTGTAACACTAATTGGTTCTGCTGTTTCAATCCCTACTCCAGGCGATGAGACAGTTGATGAAGGAAAGTTAAATGCTAATGCTCCTACTAATGATCATGTCTTAACAGCAGATGATACTGCTACAGGAGGATTTAAGTGGGCAGCTCCAGCTCCAACAGTAGGTGGTGCTAATGGTGTTGACTTTAACGATAATGTTAAAACTCGCTACGGTACTGGTAACGACTTTGAAATTTATCATGATGGTTCTGATGGTCAGATAAGAAATGATATAGGAGGAGATCTATATATTAGAACTGGTTCTACTAGTAGTCATAAGAATATACATATAAGCAGTGATAATAATGGTACTGTAGTAACAGGTGCAAGTTTCCATGGTGGTAGTTCAGTTGAATTAAATCATAACGGTACTAAGAAATTTGAAACAAGATCAAATGGTGTTGAGGTTTCAGGGCATATTACGACAGGCTCTCTTTCTGCAACAGGTGATATATACTCTGTTGGTCCTGGTAGTACAGCCTCTGGAACAGATGCAGGATTACTTACATCTACAGGTGTAGTTCTTAGTGCAACAAATGCAGGTCCATGTGATATTAGATTCCTTGGTCAAACTGCTAATGCTTATGTTGGATTTAAGAGTGTTGGTGCTTCCCTTACTACTGGACAAACAATATGGACATTACCAGCTGCTGATGGTTCAGCAAACCAAGCTCTTACTACAGATGGATCAGCAGTTTTATCTTGGTCTGATGTTTCAAGTACTTCAGCTAATGGTACTATGTATAAAAACTCATTTATCATTAGTGATGCACATACAATATTAGCAACTGAAGGGGCGCACAGTGTCGGTCCTATAACTGTAAATAACACTGTAACTGTAAACGGACGTTGGGTAATTAGCTAATGGCATTATCATTAAATGGTCTTTCAAATACTATTGGAGGACTAGCCGTTGGTGGTGTACCAGACGGCACAATAGACGCAGATGCTCTAGCAGCAAATGCTGTAACAGGAGGAAAACTTGCTTCAGGTGTTGGTGGAAAGATTCTTCAAGTAGTTCAGTCAACTGATAATGATGCTAGATCATCGACTTCAACAAGTTATGTAGATTTAAGTGGTACTGATGAAACAGGAAGTGGATCAGTTTTTGAATGTAATATCACCCCTGCATCGGCAAGTAGTAAAATATTAGTTTCTATGCAACTGAGAGCATCATGGGCTACTGATGCTGCACATCTTAGAGCAATGAGAGATAGTACAGCTATTCATGAAGGTAGTTATAGTGCTACTCAGAAAGGTATACATGGTTCTTATTGTGGTGGTACTTCTACAGGTGAGACACTTCATGGGATAAATACTGCTTCAATGTTCTTCTTAGATTCACCCAATACTACAAGTTCCATATGTTATAAGCCACAATGGAAATGCAATAGTGGGTATATTGTTCTTAATGGTTCTTATGCACAACTTGTCAATGGATATGACAATCAATATTCCATGTCTTGTGAAAGTAACATCGTATTAATGGAGATAGGCTAATGTTAGATTTCGCTGCAATATATAAAGCTTATACTGATGTCGTTCATATAGATGACGGCAAGAAAAAAGCTTATGATAAAGACTGGAAAGAAGTAACTCTTGAGCAATCTAAAATAGATGCAGCTAGAGTAGAACTTGATAAACTTAAATATCAAGGTCAAAGAAAAGCTGAGTATCCTAGCGTGGTCGATCAGCTAGATGACATCTATCATAATGGAATAGATGGATGGAAAACTAAAATACTAGCAATTAAAAACAAATACCCTAAATCATGAGTGGAGTAAAAATCACAGCATCAGCTGGAGGTGGTTCAACTGAACTACAAGGACCAGCTAATACAGGAAATAATACAGTATTAAAATTACCATCAAATATAGTAGCTGATCAATTCTTAACGACCGATTCAAGTGGAGCCATGAGTTGGGCAGAAGCTGGTGGAGGAAAGATTTTACAGCTTCAGTATGCTACAACAACAACAGGTCAAAAAACTCATACAGCTGATGTTTGGGAAGCTAGGACACCTACTGTATCTATAACACCTTCAAGTAATACAAGTAAAATATTAATTCAACATTATGCACATGGTATCGTTTATTACTGTAACCATGCTGAATTAAAACTTTCAAGAAAAATAGGTACTGGTTCCTATACAGATTTAACTGGTTTATCTGGATATGGTAATGCTTATGACTGGACGTCCATAAACTGGAGCTACACTTTTGTAGATGATCCTTATGGTGGTAGTGGAACAGTTGAAGAATTAACCTATCAAACTAGTCAATGGACTGATCAAAACCCTACTTATGCCCATTATAATTATGGTGGACAAGGAACAGCAGGTCAGTCAAATAAAGCAATTATGATAGCTATGGAGATAGGAGCATGACAATATATAATCCTCCTGAAACTGAACCAGATTGGTCAGTAAAACGTAAATTCACCTTTCCCGATATATTCACTCAACTAGATATGTTATATTGGGATAAAAAGAATGGTACTAACAAGTGGGTCGAAGCCATTGACAAAGTTAAAGCAGACAATCCTAAACCATCATGAGTTCAATAATAGTAGATGGAATAACCCACTCAGGAAATACTGGAACATCTAATTTAACATTAGCCAGTAATGGTAATGTCACAGTAGCTGGTACATTAAGTGCTAATAGTGTTACTGGAGGAGGTATATTACTTAAAAAAACATATTATGAAATAGCAAGATCTGCACCCGCAGGTAATGCTTGGCCTATGGATGATACTTCACCTCAAATAACAGAAGGGGATGAAATATTTTCCCAATCCTATACACCAAGTACAGCCAGTTGTGATTTATATATAAATACTTGGTTCCATGCTGGTGAATCATCTAACGTCTCTAATGCAGTTCACGCTGGTTTATTCATAAGTGGTACGAATGATGCTTTACAAGTAGGTAGTTGCCCTGCTGAATATTATGGAAATGCAAATAGGCAGATAAACGGTAAGATTATATTTATTTATAAAATGGCATCTTGGGGAACTACTGCAAAAACATTTTCTATAAGAACTTCTGGATGTAATGCTGTCAACTATCATTATATTGGCGGATTAGCAACTCAACAGTTTAGTGCAGGATCATCTAAAACAGGATTTGTAATAGAGGAGATATCAACCTAATGGCTCTAACAGAAGTTGGTACTAAAGGTATCACAAATGCCTCTATTAAATTAGAG